CCTTGACCAGACAACTTATCATCCATAGTCTCAGGCTTTGTAGCACCTTTGTACTTCTCTGCACGGCTAGCTTCCAATACTGCAAGTAGCTTTTCACGGATTGTAGATTCTTTTTGTTCCATTGAACTATCTTTCTTACCCATAGTCATTTTTGGATTCATTTCAACTTCAGTCTTGTCTTCTTTCTTACGACGCTTCTTCATGTCAGACTTGACTTTATCATCGGTTCTTGGATTTGGCTCAGACTTCTCCGTATCCATATCTTTATGCATACCTTCTTTCTGAGTATCATCAGCAATCTTATGGGCTGTATCTTTAGCCATAGTCACTGGATGTGACTTACCACCAAAGTTAAATGATTTCTTACCAGCTTTTGCTGCAGCAGCTGCCGCGCCATGAAATGCTGTACGTTCGTTTGCTGGAATCTCTTCCGGTATTACAAACTTAGACTCTTGAACAGATGTTTCTGTGTCAAGTCTAGTACCGCCATCGATATCAGCTTTTTTATCAATAACTGCTTTTTCCTGGACCTGTTGTTGAGTGGCCCTGAACTCACTAAATGGATTGTTACCAAACATAAGTTTCTCCTATTTACATCCACATATGGGCCACGTAAGTTCCCACTGCAGCAACCACTGCTGCGTATACTACTTTATTTATAAGATTCACAGTACGTGCATTATCATCTACTTTGACTTGTAGTTCATCAATCTTTACGGACAACCGATTCATACGCTCAAAAGCTCTATCGTGGTCTTCTTTAAGACCAGCTAGTTTCTCTTCAGCGCGCGCCATAGAAATCATAGCATCAGCTAGTTGATCGAGCTTACTCTCGATTCTATCGAGCCTTTGTGAATTAGTATCGGCCATTTAATTATCCACCTTTGCTCCTGCGCGCCATTGATAACATGACCAATATCTAGCCTTCCATTTTGGCCCAGGATTGTCACAATTATGTCTTGCACGAAATGCTTTTCTGCGTTCTGGATCATCACGTTTGATTGATAATCCAGTTGTATCACCAAATGATACTTTAACTACATTACCTTTATCATTCTTTACATAGACATAAAACTTCTTGCTCCCACCTCTGACTGGATCATTGAGCTTTACTTTCTTGCCTTGATATTCAGCTTCAGTAATCTCAAGATCTTCGTAGAGGTTACATGATTCACATACGTCGTCAATCATCTCAGCTCTGAAATCTTTAAACTTCTCAGTCATCTTCTTTCTCCGATTGTAGGTAGTCACGTACTGAGGTCATATAATCAGTTGCCTTGGTTACTTTAGACTGAACCCACTCAGGTAGATTGTCATCATCCTTAACCATCTTCATCAAGTCGTCATTCGCTTGACATATCTGACGAATCTGATTCTTGAGCATATCACCTTCTTTGTCATACTCATTAGGATCTTTTGCTTCTGTTAATTCTTGTACTACTTTAACTAATGATCTCATTTGCTGAACCCCGGAAAGTTAATTTTGCTACCAATTGAACTGCCGCCAGAAGATTTCTTATTAGGTGTTGATCCTCTTGGGCCAGCTGTTGTTGATCCGCGCATTACAAAATTTGAAAACTTTTGGAAAGTACTTGGTGTTTTACCACGACTGTTTTGCTCATCTTTAAAAAACTTGCTTTTGTATGGTTTACCATCATGACCCAAACGTTGTTTTGGTTTATCTTGAATACCCATAGTTTTCTTTAGATCATTGTTGGTCTTTTCCATATCTTTACCAACTGCAGCCAACTTTGCACGAAGACGATCACGGCGGTTCTCATTCTTTTGACCTGGAGTCATTTCAGCAGCCTTCTTGCGAGCACCTGGCTTACCTTCATCTTGTGAATGAGACATCTCTTCACCCATAGCACGTTTACGGAATTCTTTTTTCTTATCGTGCTTGGTAACTCGTTTTACATCTTGAACCATCGAAGGCTGTTTAACAAGTTTACGGAGATGAGCCTTTACTTCACCTGGTGAATTACCAGTCATAAACATTGAAGGTAATCCTTCAACATCTACTTTGAACGTAAAGTCCTCGCAATACTGCTTGAATGATTTCACTTCATGCTCCCCATATACTTTTTCTTTGGCATGTCTTTGGTATCACCCTTATCCATCATGCCACGCATATCTTTACCTGGGTCATCTTTACCGTGATAGCCAGCTGCCTTACCTGGAGCAACCTTAGTAACCTTACCACCACGCTTCTTATAGATATCCATTGCTTTTTGCAATGCTGCACGGTCAGCAGCCTTATCTTCTTGCTTGACAACTTCTTTATCTACTGGGACCATACGAACCTTCATCTTACCATCTGAACCAATATACTTCTCAGGTTTCTTATCAGCTGAATGTACAGCTTCATTCATACCAGCATTTATACCTGCAGGTACTTTTGCATCTGAGCTGTAACCCATCTTTTTACGGATCTTCTTATCAGCCATAGACTGACCAGCAATTCTTTTATCTTGTGTACGAGCTGATTGACCAGGCCTTGCAGCATCTGCAGCTGACTTTGTCATATAGTCACCAAGTTTGTTAGATGAGATCTCATCAACCTTACCTTCATCCTTAGGACCTTTCTTGGCAGACATATAAGCTGCAATAGCCATATCGCGACGCTCTTCTGCTGACTTACCTTTAAACTGTGGTGCATCAGACTTCTTGAAGTCGTCAATCCAAGCACCCATTCCATCTGATACTTTTAACGGCATTATGCTAAATCCTTATCGTGGTTAAGTCCACCTTTTTTCTTTTTAACAATAAAAGCATTGACACGAGCATGCCCCCACTGTTGTGGTGTTGTACCTGGACGGTGGCCTGTTTTCCAAGCTGCAACACCTCTATTGTAAACCTTTTTAAGAGTAGCTACTGATATACCAGACTTCTTAGCTTTATCTGCTAGATTCTCTTCTAAGTAATTTTCTCGTATATCTTCATACTTGAGAAATGATTTTAAACTAATAGTCATTTTGTCTCTCTGTTTTTCTTTAGAGTATCTCTCATACGAGCTCTATCCATCATACGATCATGTTTGATCTTATCAGCAGTTTTTTCTCTATCAATTCTTTTCTTTGCAAGATCAGTCATGTTGTTTTGATCGTACATATCTTTAAACTTCAACGTATACTTAGATGGTTTAGTCTTTGCTGTCTTATCTCCAGGAGCTGGCTTGTATGCAGCTGGATCATCATCAGCCATCTTAGCCTGCTTCTTAAACTGAGCATCACGTGCAATCTTTGTTGACTTCTTTAAGCCCTTATGATATTTTGCTGGCTGCGTACCTTTACGATCTGCAATATCTTTATCTTGTGGAGCAGCCTTCTCAACCAAATCAATACTTGTAATCCACTTACGATATTGTGTACCATTAGCTTCAATAATAACATAATTTGTACCAAGGTGTGTGATTGTCCCAATTACATCATTTTCTTTAATAGCAACCTTATCACCAATACCAAATAGATCTCCAGCTACATACATCTCTCTAGTTTCAGACACTGGGTCAAGCTGTACGTGGTTCTTAAAGTTTCTCTCTTCTTTTAGACCAAGACCCGTGCGAACAGCATTGTATACAGCTTTTGCATCTACATTAGATAGCTTCTTAGGCATGTTCTGTGCAAACTTAGTAAAGTCTCCACTGGATACGTATCCACGCAACTTTGTACCAGACACACCATCAACGCCTTGTGAATCTGGATCACGGTCACCTGCATTCAGTACTGTGATCTTTTCAAAGTTATAAAAGCCATGTCTGCCTTTTTTACCATTGTATTTATTTAAAGTAATATCATATTCACGAATACGATCACCACCTGCAACAATTACTACACGCTTGAACCCTTCGTCGTAGAATGAAGTCATCGCATCAAAGATAGTCTTCAATTTCTTGTCAAGCATAATCTGACGAGCATACTGAGGAAACCCTTTGCGCGCAAACTTTACTTTCTGGACGAAGGGAATTGGATTCTTTTTATTGTCTTCTGACTGAGTCAAATAAATTCTGAATGGGTTGTTGCCAGCTTTGTCTTTCAAAAAGTTAAGAAGTTTCTCATGACCAGCCGTAGGCGGATTCATGCGACCCCATACAAAGTATAGAGTTTTCTCTTCTTCGACCAAAAAATTACGAAACGAATTTATCAACCTTTTTTCCTCGCCACTTCTTTCTTACGTACATCTTTGTACATGCGCTTGGCAAGTACTTCAATTCTTTTCTTAATGGCTGGAGAACTCATACGCTTTTCAATCTTTTCACGTTCCACATAACCCATATCACCTTTATCTCTCTTTGCGAGCTTCTTGAATATTTGGTTACGGGCTTGTTTCATAGTGCGCTTGAGTAGAGTATCTTTTGTGGCCATACGACGCTTTGCACGTTCGCGGCCAATCTTAATCTTATTCTTCATACGCTTCAGTTGGAGCGAACGCATACGCCGCTGTTTCATAGACAGCGCTTCGGTCTCAAGATCTTCATTTCCGGAGTATGTGCGCTTCTTGCGCTGAGCACGATAATTTGTCAGTTCGTCCTCACCTGGACGATACTCAACATTCATCATGTCTTTAAATGACAATGGTTTTGCCATCTTAATTCCTTCCTGGTTTATCCCATCCCTTTAATATATCTGGTGAAAAGTTGGCATAGGAAAATTCCATCCTATCAACAATTTTCACCGCATCACCACCAAGTTTATCTATGGCTACGTAGCCTTCATGATCTGTAGTCTTAAACCCGTTACGGGTCTTTAGAAATGTTTTAGCATTGTGTAACTTATTAAGTATATTTATAAGTTTTAGTTTGGCCAAAACTATGGCTTTTTGAAGGTCAAACATTTTAACAAGAGATGCTTGGTTCTGTGGAGAGAAGAATGTTAGTATGTCATCTAACTTCTTTTGTTGTGCAGCTTTGCCTTTATCGGTTGTACGTTTATCTATTTCTTTTTGAAAACGATTCTTAATCCAGGCAATAAGACGACGTGTGTGCATGGCACTATCCGTAACGACTTCACCTTTGCGTACATATGAGTTATTGAATGTTTCAATGAGTTGCGCCAGTTCTCTATTCGCATGAAGCTGACGGAGAGTAGATCCACTAATTTGATTAAATAGTCTACCAGCGGTAGACAGATGTGCATTAACTTCATCGGTTTCCTCTTTAGACATAGTAGCTTGAGTCATATCACGAAGCATAGCATCTTGCATAAAGACATCACGAGTCTTTCTTAGACTCTTCACATCAACTCCATATGATGCCTTCATTGTTTCGAATGTTGATCCTGTGTATGTTGTGTGCCAGACGATTCCCATTTTTGCCTGTTGTATTTCCCTGGCCATCTGGGTATCCGCCGGTACTGCATAAAGGATTGTATTAGGGTGAAAAGTGACGTATGACTGTCCCGTAATTTTTTGAGTTTGAACATCTGATGAATCAAATAGAAAATCACCTTGAATAACTCCTTTGATACCAATAGTGGCTAGATGTTTAAGAGCAAGTTTAAGTTTAGCATTGAGGTCGCCAGAAGTGTCATCATCAATATCAGCATCAGTCTTGTATACTTTGGGAGACTTGTTAAAGATCCCTTTCTTCGCCACGAAGAATCGACCATCGCGAGGA